CCTTGGTGCTGGCGATCTGATCGGGCGGAATCATCAGATCCCACTGCACGATCGCGCCGGCGCCGGGCGCTTCGCTCAAAGTCAGCTTCTCGGTGTCGGAATCGGTGGTGAAATCGATTTCCGGAACGAGCCGCACACCGTTGAGGTGTACTTCATGGCCTTCCTTGTCGAACAGCGGCACCAAGCCGTGAATATCCGGCCCGTAGAAATCAACCTGGCCGTCGTTGGCGATGTAAACGTAGTTGGCGCGGTAACCGGCAGCGACATTGACGCCCGGATGCTGCCAGGACACGCCATTCCAGATCATGATCGAATTTAAGGTAGTGTCGTAATAGAAACTGCCGACCGCGAGCGGGTTCGGCACCATCATGCCGGTGTCGGAGTTGACCTCGCCGGGGATTGGCGGGTGATCCCACGGGCCGAGGTAGTAGAAACTGATATTTCCGACCAACTGCTGGCAATAAATCGCCCACCACTTGGCCGACCACAGCCCGCCCAGTCCGCCCATGCCGACAACCGGCTGATAATACAGTCCGTTGGGAAATCTAGATCCTTCGATGTAAGCCGGCGCCGCGGGGCCGCTGACAACCGGGCCGGCGAGGTACTCGGCCCACTGCAAAGCTTCGTCTTTTGCAGCGATCGCGTTGTCGGAATTTGCCAAACTGTAATTTGCCCAGTTTTCCGAAGTGATCGCCGCCGATTCCGAGCGTTCCGCCGCCAACTCGGCGTCGGTGGTCGCGTCGTAAGCGGTCGCGTCGTTGCGGGCGATCGCCGAAAGCATTCTTGCGGCGCTGACGGCCGCAGCTTCAGCGTCTCGAGCGCGCAAATCGACATCGCGAATGGTGTTTGCCACGTTGGCGGCCGCCGCAGATGCATTTTCCGCCGCCGCGACGGTGCGCTGCTCGACGGAATCGATCTCTTGCCGGCTGTGCTTCAGCTCGGTCGCCAATTGCTCGCGGCCGATGATGTTATTCTTCAGTTTTCCATCGTCGCGGCGGATGTCTTCAAGCGCCAACTGCGTAGAATGGATCGCCTCAACCAGATTATGGATCTGCGCGTCGAGAAGATCGGCCGTGACCTGGCCGCGGGGGCGGTCGGAGAATAAAATAGACTGCTTGGGCCGGACGATCGCTGGCATGGCGCGTTTCCATCGTGCGGACGGCGGCAACTATCGCACCGAACCAGAAAAAGGGAAAGCACATGATCGTATCCGAAGAAGCCCTGGCGGCGCTGGCGGGCCTAGAACACGGCGCGCAGTACAACATCATGCACTCGACCGCCCGCGAGCTGATGGACGCAGGCCTCGCCTGCAACGATTGGGGTCATCTCGGCATGACCGAGGCCGGGCGGCTCTATCTGCGGCGCGGCGCCCGCAACATTCCGATCAACAACGACGACGACCAGGTCTACGACATGTCGGTACACATGATGCAGGTGCCGAAGGCGCCGATCGATCGCCGGCCGAGCAAGTTCTGGAAGAACAACACGGCCGAATATCGCGGCCGCGGCGACTTCGATCCGACGGTCGCGCTCGATACCACCGCAGTGGCAACTCGGCCGCTCGAGCTGGTCGAGGAAGAGCCAGCTGCGCCGCTGCCGATCGCAGAGACGCGCCGCCAGGCGATGATGCGGGCCGCCGGCGAAGCGTCCGGCGCGACCGGGATATGGCCGGACGAGGCGTGGGTGATCGCATTCATCGACGCGCTGGATAAGGGTGGCGCAGACGGGGTATTTTTGAAGTGAAAAACACCCTTCGGAAATACCCCGTCCGCTTCTAATCCGCGCATTAGAAGCGGACGGCGTGTGCGATACGGCGCGTATGGCACACAGACAAGCGGTTCGGCGGCGTTGCAGCGGTGTCGAGGTTCAAATCGGCGCAAATTTGCCAGCGAGGGTTGCGGACGCGGACGACCTCGCGACCCGGCCCCGCCAGGGGGCAGGAACGGAACGAGAACGAGCTAAGCCCTTGATTTTGCTGCGCTTTTCACGCTGCAATGGTGCGCTGCAGCATACCATCTGTATAGTAGACAGATGGTTCTCGCGACTAACCCATTGATTTATCTAGCGTTTACCAGCTGCGCGGCTTCGGCTGGGATGCAATTGGGATGCTTAATCGTCAAGCTCGGCAATGGCCGCGTCAAGCTCGGCTCGGCTCATTTCCGCGCCGCGTTTCTTCTCTAACCCATTGTTTTCATTAAAGAATTGCATAAGCGTTCGGCCTGCACTGGCTTTCGCCGCGGCCGAAGCATCTGGATCGCTTAGCAAGCCGAGCAGGGCTTCCCGCACAATATCTTTTAAGGTTGCTTGTCCGTTATCGGCCATTGCGCTTCGCCTGCAGCGATCGGATGCGAGCTTGCATCATATCGCCCCCATGCCAACGGCATACAGGAACGCCAGACATCGCCAATTGATTGCAGGGCTTCCCGCTATGGCGTGCGATTGCATTGCATATCCGTCGATTAATCCGGCCTGGCAACAATTGCGCTTTACGCCTCGATGCTTTCCAAGCCGCATTTCCGCTTTGCGGCTTGCGTTTATTTTTCAAATTAATTGACGATTGCTCTTGCATATTGTCCCGATAGGGATAGATTGCGGCTTCGGCTTTGAACTTAACAGAAAGAGAACTTAACATGAAATATTCAGCTAAGACTGTGATTTATAACCTGGATCGGATCGATCCGGCGATTCGCGAGCAGATTCTAAGCTCGCCTAAGCTTCTCCGATGGTTCAGCAAAAAGCCGTCGGCCATGCTTCGGCTTGACGGTTCTACCAAGGTTATAAAAGGGAACAAGCTCGGCTTTCGGACCGCGATTCTCTATCTCGCCCCGTACAATATTAGCGGCTTCAATGTTTGCCCGATGGCCGCAATCGCTCAATGCCATGAAGGATGTTTATTCACTAGCGGCCGCGGCGCAATGCAGACTGTCATGATGGCACGGCTTCGGAAGACTCTCTTTTTCCTGCAGTATCAAGCCGAAGCCATTGCGATGATTAAGCATGAAGTAAAAACCGCGGAGAAGCATGCCGCTAAACTCGGATATGTTTTGCTGGTCCGTCTTAACGGAACATCTGATATCCGTTGGGAACGCTATGGCATTATCCAGGCCTATCCCGCGGTTCAATTCTACGATTATACCAAGCTCGCGAATCGCCGCGATATTCCCGCGAATTATGATTTAACCTTTAGCTATTCCGGCGTTCCTGAGTTTCAGACTCAAGTGCGGCTTGCGATCGCCGCGGGCATGCGGCTTGCGGTGGTATTCCGCAATCGTGCAATGGTGGAAAGCATGATTGACGCGGGCGCCTCTTTCCAAGGCCTGCCCGTGGTCGACGGGGACGATACAGACGTTCGCCACATTGATCCGCAAGCTTCGGCCGTGGCGCTTTATGCCAAGGGCTTAGCAAAGCACGATTATAGCGGCTTTGTTGTCGGATGATTGCAGTTTATGCCGCGGCGAAAGCCGCGGCATATGCGGCGATCAAGCCGATAACGGAAAAAGGAAACTAACATGTCTGAATTTACGCTACACGAAGCCCTTAGCACTGCGATCGCGATCGTAGCCGAGCGATGCAGCGAAACCGACACCGCAAGCCCGGAGGGCTGGCGCGCACGCGGCGCCCTCGAGACTCTCGAGGAATTGCTGGAGCAAGAAACCGCCAGGCCCGCGATCGTTGGCAACGTGCTGGAATATTTCAATGCAAAGCTCGGCACGCCAGCAATTGACAACGATCTAACCGAAGCATTGGAAAGCATGCCGGCTGATAGCAATTGCGGCGATGATTGCTGCAAAGCGATCGACAACGCCAAGGCGTTCCTTGGTAGCGTGCGCAAGGCCTATGGCGATACACAGCCGGGCTATATCGAGTCTGTGCATGACATCACAGCCGAAGTGCTTGGGTGCTTCATATGCGGATAACATTCGCCAATGGGGAATCCCATACCGCGTTCCATTCAATGGCCGAAGGCATGTGGGAAGTCGCCCGGGACGATAACGTGTCCCCAAACGGGGACGCTGGCCCATACGCTGCACTGCTCGAGCAGGTCATAATGCAAACGCCATACACGGAAGGTCAAGCATACCCTGTGACCTACGATGTGGCGCCCGCGATCGAAGAGGCGATCGGCAACGTGATTGAGAACCTGAACGATAACGACGAAGAGGAATACACAGCCGGCATTAAAACCGAATAGCCCTCCGGCATACGAGACTAACAAAGCCCGCGGCTTAATCGCCGCGGGCTTTCCGACTCTTGCTTAAGGCTGTGCCAGGTATGGAAGGGAGAACGCGACCCCACGCAGCTGGGGTCCGCCAGCTGCCCCGTGCGCGCAAAACCCTGTCAAGGATGGCAAGTGAAACTCAATTCAAAAACTGAATTGCCGGACAACGCCGGCGCCCGGCTGGAGAATTGCCGGACAATTCTCACCCGGAAAAATACCAAGCCGATGAAGAATCCCTATTGACATATATCCCGATCGGGATAATATCCGAATTGTCGAAACGAACTGAAACAGGAACTGAACATGACCGACCTCGCCATGAAGACCCTGGGCGCCGTGCGCACCAAGCGCCCGCGGGCAACACTCGCCGACCAGGATACCGTGCGCATCTACAATCACAGCCCGGGCTACATCGCAGTGCAACTGCGCAGCGAGCGTAGCTACAGCAACGTGATCCTGACCACCGACGAAGCCCAACGCCTGGCCGTCATGCTGGTCGCCGTCACCAACAGCAAAACCTGAAAGGAACGAACATGACCCTATCAACCACAGCAAAGGGCGCCCTGATGGGCGCCTACGCTACCCGCGGCAAACACCGCGGCCAGCTCCTCGCTCGCAGCCCGAAGTCCAACACGCTGGCCGCGGCCGCATGGCAGGGTGCCATGATGGCAGTGAACCCGTACCTGGTTTCGATCGGTGCCTGCCTGTTCATGACCGCGGAGCAGAAAGCGATCTTCAACGAGGTCCAAGCCCACTTCGAATCGCTGCCGCGGGAGTACCAGATCCTGGCGCAGCGCGACCGGGAAGCCCTCGAGAAGCTGGGGGTGTGGTGATGACCGAGATGACACCGAAACGCCTGGAGGCGAGCCTTAAGCAGCTCGGCTACAACATCTCGACCGGCCACCTGCTACTCGGCGTAGGCCGGTCGACCCTGTACCGGATGGCAGACGGCACCTCCAAGGTGCCGGGAGTGGTCATGCGCCTGCTCGACATGTACGAGCGGTACGGCGTGCCGAAGGAACACAAGTCATGATCGCCAACCTGTTCGCCGACTTCAGCGTACCGGGGTTCCTGCTACTGCTCGCCGTGTTCTTCGCAGTGACCGCAATATCCGAGTAAGCCGCGCCAGCCGGCAGGGAAATTCAGCCCTGCCGGCAGGGCCGGCACCCCCTGCCCCCAAAAAGAGGGGGGCTATACCTATATATAAAAATATCATATTTTATATATACCCGTAGTAGTTAAGGGGGCCGGGTGCCGGTCAACCTTTTAACCGTTGTAGTTCAATAGGTTGTCGCCGGCCCCCGCTTTGGCCCCCGGCACCCGATTTTCGATGCGCGAAGCGCATTTGCAATCACCCTTCGCCACAATTTACAAGCTGGCACCCCCTACTTCTCATCTGGAGGGCCACCTCCAACCTCCCGCAAGACCGTCTGCATATTGTCGATGTGACCCCACCGGCCGGCATGCTGACGCCGCTCGGTTTCGTCCAATGCCAATGCCGCGGTCATCCGCGAGCGGAACGCAAACAGGCTTACGCGACGGCCGTTGATCCTGATCTTGGCCTTGTCGCCGTTCGCCGTCCTGACCACGGCGCAGTGCGCCGTGACGGCGCCGGCGAACTGACCCCGCCAGGCTGCAGTATTGCTACTCCCCACCTGCTCTTCACTGCCGGACAATGTTGCCAACACCTCACGCTCCAGCCACATCTTCGGGAACACCAGCCCGCGTTCCTCCGCGGCCAGGTCGAGCAGCACATGCTCGACATCGTTCAAGCCGAGATCGGCCATTTCATCCTTCGCCGCCGTCTTCATCGGCGTGTACATATCGAAGCCTTCAAGGTCGATCCTGCCCAGGTACTCTGCTAGTGCGGCCATGCTGCCGGGCGCTTCGATCCAGGCCGCGATCTCGTTGCGCTCCTCCAGCGTCATCTCCCGGCCATTACGCAGCACCGTCACCCGCCGGTCATTCGATGGAATCGCCGCGGCGTTGGCGTGGTTGGTCGCCACCCACACCGAGCAGTAGCTGATGCCGTCGAACGCCTGCTGCCCCTTGATCTTGAACGAGCGCCGC